GTTTAAGCTACAGTTTTTATAAAATTATCTATATTTGTGTCACATAATAAATTGCAAAATTTATTAATTTTGTCATCATCCCAATTCCACCATTTAATTTCTAATAGTTTATTAATTTGTTCTTTTGTAAATCTATATTTAATTAATTTTGCTGGATTACCTCCTATTAAACTATATGATTCTGTATTTTTTACAACATGACTATTATTTGCGATTACAGTACCATCTCCAATTTTACATCCTGACATAATTGTTACATTATTACCAATCCATACATCATTTCCAATAATTACATCACCTTTAGTTGATGGATGTCCTTCACCATTAAAATTATTAAATACATTTTGGTGTATATGTCCAAATGGATATGTAGTTACCCAATTGATGTTATGATTCCCACCCAAATATACATTTACATTTCCAGCTATTGAACAAAAATTACCTATATATAATTTAGCATCATTATTTCCCCAATGTATATTAGGTGTTCCATATGTATATTTTCCTATTGATTTCATAATAATAATAAATTATAAAAAATAACTTATTATTAAACGTATTATAAAACTAAATTTAGATGTAGCTAGGTAATGAATCAATGTCAATTACTTCACTAGGAATATCTTTTTTAGTATATTCAAATGATTTAAATTCAGGTCTCTCTAATTGAGCTTGAGGAGTATGATTGTGTACACATCTGGCAATCATTTTATATAATTTAAAATCTGGATATCTATCATCTCCATTATTTTTATATAATAAGTTAATACCTTTATCATCCAAACACCATTCAACAACTAATTTTTTAACTGGATCACACTTTTCTATATCTTTAACCTCATCTAAATCATCAACTAAATAATCAAATATAGAACATGCTAAACGACATAAATCAAAACTATAGTTTGGTTCTAATCTGGTTTTTTTATCATTAAAATATGGTTCAGTATTATATTGAGTTGCCGCATCACCCCCATTTTGAAAACTATCACTACAAAATATTTTACCATTATATTTATAAATACTTCTTCCAAAATCTATTATCTTAAATATTTTACCAAATGTGGGAACTTTATAATATTTTTTTTTGTAGCAATAATATAAATATTTTTTATCTGTAGTATTATACATTACATTATTTGTATGAAGATCATTATGAGTAAACGCAAATGTTTTTTGATAAGTAATCAAAATCATAATAATTTGCATAAAAGCTGAAAACCATTCATTTTTATCTTTTAATTCATCAGATAAAATAAGATCATCAAAAGTATTTTCACAATATTCCATACCAATTACTTGAACTGGAAACTGTGGAATAGTAGCTTCAATTGTTTCTTCAATATCTTCCTCATCCTCTTCATCAATATCTTCCCATTCTTCTTTTTCTAATTCATCTATTTCTGTATCTGTTTCTTCTGACTCTTTATCATCACTATTTTCAGATGATGTATAAGAAGTTCTAGATGAACAAGTAGAGGTACTTTTAATTGTTGCGGTTTTAGAGTTATTTTCAAGAATATTTGAATTTGACATATCAATTAATTCTTCTAAATTACTAGCATTTAAATTACCAACATTTAAATTACTAGCATTATCATTATCAAAAATTTCTTCAAAAGTTTCATCATCAATTGAATTTATAGATAAATTTGATTTTGAGCTTAAATTATATTCAATTTTTATTGGTTTTTTCTTTTTATTTTCATCTTGAAAAATATGATCATAATTATTAACTTTAAATAATACATTTTTATTTTTATTAAAAAAATCAGAATTAGTTAAATAATCCAAGTCATCAAATATATTCAATTTATAATTATTTTTAATAGACAAAAATGATCCATAATAATCCAATCCATGTAAAAAATTATGTGTTTGATTCAAATTGCTAGTTAAATATATAAAAAATCCATCTACATATGCTGAATTATTTTGATCTAAAAATTTAGCATTTACACTAGATTCATCACAATTTATATCAGGTAATTTAAATAAATTTTTATTATTAATATCATATTTTCCGATTAAATATTTATATGGGTCTAAAAGAGGTGCCAATTTGAAAAATACATCTTTTTCTTTTGTTTTTTGTGTATTTATATTTTTAATTTTACAATTAAATACATTGCTATTTTCTTCATCACTTTCCTTAATATTTGAAATATACCATTTATGATTTAGGTTGATACTATTCCAATTTGTATCATTCAATTCAAAAAATCTCTTATAAATTGGAATATAATTTTGAGTGTTAGAGAGAAACAAACTTTTAGGATCTTCTAAACTTTTGAAAAGCTCGGCATTTTTTCTTTTTTGATAATTTACGTCAACCATCATTAGCTATTTAATATATAAATTCCCTATTATTTAAACTTATTTATTGTTAAATATACTTTTTCATAAAATTATGAAAAAATATAGCAAAATTATTGAATATTAAATTTAAAATTGAAACTAAATAGTTAATATTATTTTAATTAAATAAATCATGACTATTTGCGTTAACGAATTTTGTTCTAAAAAAGCAACCTTTAATATTTTGGGTCTAAAAGCTAAATTTTGTGCTGAACATAAAGATCCTGATATGGTAGATGTTTTAAATAAAAAATGTGAATGTAATAGTTCTCAACCTAGATGGAATTTTAAAGGTTTAAAACCGTTATGTTGTGTTCTTTGTAAAAAAGAAGGCATGATTGAAACTCATAGAAAAAAATGTTTTTGTGGAAAAGTAAGACCTACTTTTAATTATGAAGGATTGAAAGCCGAGTTTTGTAATTCTTGTAAAAGTGAAAATATGATTAATGTTGTAGATGAGCGATGCTTTTGTAAAAAACTAACAAGTTCAAATTATAATTATGAAGGATTAAGACCGAAATATTGTTTTGAATGTAAATTGCCTGATATGGTTGATATGCGAAACCCTAAATGTGGTTGTGGATCAAGACCTAATTTTAATTTTGAAGGATTAAAACCTAAATTTTGTTCTAAATGTAAAGAAGATGGAATGATAGATTTAGTTCATAATATGTGTATTTGTGGAAAAGCTCAACCAACATTTAACTATGGTGAATTAACATCAAAATATTGTTTTGAATGTAAATTACCAGATATGATAAGTAGAAATAAATGTTTTTGTGGAAAAGGTTCTCCTTTGTATAATCTAGAAGGATTAGTTGGTAAATATTGTTTTCAATGTAAAAAAGATAGTATGATTGATGTCCATCATAAAAGATGTAAAACAAATTTATGTCCTACTAGACCTCAAGATAAATTTGATGGATATTGTTTAAGATGTTATATTTATAATTTTCCTGATAAACCTGTAGCAAAAAATTATAAAACAAAAGAGTTCTCAGTAGTAGAATTTGTTAAATTATGTTTTCCAAACTTTACTTGGTTTGCTGATAAGCAAGTTAAAGATGGTTGTTCTTCTAAGCGTCCAGATTTATTGATTGATTTAGGTTATCAAATTATTATTGTAGAGGTAGATGAAAATCAACATAATAAATATGATTGCTCTTGTGAAAATAAAAGATTAATGGAACTATCTCAAGATTTAGGACACAGACCTATTATATTTATTCGGTTTAATCCAGATGATTATATTAATATAAATAATGAACGAGTAAGGTCTTGTTGGAGTATCACAAAAATAACTGGAATTGTTAAAATTGAATATAAAAAAGAATGGAATAATCGTTTAGAATGTTTGAAAGAACAAATTAAATATTGGACACAACCAGAAAATAAAACAGATAAAACACTAGAAATAATACAATTATTTTACGACCAAAATATTTAAATAACTATAAATAATTTAAAATAATAAATGCGTATTTTTTTTCATTTAAAAAATGAAAATATAATATATGTCGCTAGAATTAAAAAAATTTGATATGAAATCTATTAGCTTTAAGCCTAACGAAAATAAAGGGCCAGTCGTAGTGCTATTGGGAAAGCGCGATACTGGAAAATCGTTCTTAGTTCGTGATTTACTTTATTACCACCAAGATATTCCAATAGGAACAGTTATTTCAGGCACAGAAGAAGGAAATGGATTTTATACCAAAATGGTTCCAAAACTCTTTATTCATAATGAATATAATACAGCAATTATAGAGAATGTGTTGAAAAGGCAACGAACCGTTTTAAAACAGGTAAAAAAGGAAATGGAAACATTTAAGCGAAGCTCAATAGATCCAAGAGCATTTGTAATTTTAGATGATTGTTTATATGATGCTACATGGACGCGAGATAAATTAATGCGTCTTTTATTTATGAACGGTGAATTGTTTGCCTAAAAGTCATTCAAAAAAATGGCTAGTGAATTATGATATTTATAATTTGCGACACGTCCAAATTGCGGAGACATCTTGTTAAGTTTATACTACTAAATTATAATATAAATATTATAATGGCTTATGGTAACTACATAAGGTATAGTAAAAAGGTATAAAATAGAGACAACCCGCAGCTAGTCATCTAAGTCCGATTCAACTTTAAAATGTTGATAATGATAAGGATATGATGATTGTTCAACGACTAAATGCTCGTGGGCCGGAAACGTTTAATCAACGTTGATGAAGGCTTAAAATATAGTCTAATCCCATCTGAGAAGATGCTATACCCATTTAAAAAGTATAGATTTAATGATATCAGAAATAAATAGCTGATTGAGAATGGTAAAAATGAGACATTGGAAAATTATGTTAGTAATTACAATGCAATATCCATTAGGTATTCCTCCAACTTTGAGAACAAATATAGATTTCGTTTTTATTTTAAGAGAGAATTATATTGCGAATAGAAAAAGAATTTATGAAAATTATGCTGGGATGTTTCCAACATTTGAATCATTTTGTCAAGTAATGGATCAATGTACTGAAAATTTTGAGTGCTTAGTAATAAATAATAATTCAAAATCAAATAAATTACAAGATCAAGTATTTTGGTATAAGGCAGATAGTCATAATGATTTTAAATTAGGCTCAAAGGAATTTTGGGAATTGTCTAAAGGTTGTAATTCTGACGATGAAGAAGAAAAATATGACCCAAATTCAGTTAAAAAACGCGGCGCAGGACAAAAAATTAGCGTTAAAAAGAGTAAATGGTAAAACAAATATATAATATATTAATTATTAATTTAGTATATTATATTTAATCTATTTTTTTTTGGCAAAAGGACCACTAAGAAGTTCACTTTCACCATGATCAGTATTTCCAACTACAATATTCTCTCCTTCAAAGAGTTCAGAACGAATATCAGCAACAGAAATTGTTTCAGGATCTTTTGTAAAAGATGTAGTAGTATTAGTAACACCAATTAAATTACCTTCATTATCAATTGATTGTGTTAATGTATTTCCGGACTTTTCCGCATTCTTAATATTTTCTTCAATTGCTTTTTGTTTTGTTTCCTTAACTCTCTGATCAAAAGCAGACTTAGCATTTGTTTCATTTTTTGTTTTTTCATGCATCAATTGGTTTAGCTCTTCTTCCATATATTCAACACGACCCGTCTTATAAGCCTCAGGTTCCCAAGGCATCCATAATCCAACAGGACCTACATATACATCATGATTAGGATCAACTTCTCTCAGCATTTTACATCTCAACTCAGCTTCTTCTAATGTTGGATATACTCCTCTAATCTTTAATCCTCTTGTAGAAGTTTGAAATTGGTTATCAATTCCAAATGTTTTCTCAAGTTCTTCTTCATTATTATCAAGAAATGTTTTATATTCATCTCTCATACTTGTTTTTGT